AAGCAGAGATCAAATACGTACGCAAAAGATTGTACGTGACAGATGGGAAAGCACCCGCAATGAGCATCGACAAAGATGGGTACGTACGTGTTGGCTTGAGCGCAAACATGAGCGATAGCGATATGATTATGCTCGGGCTTTACCTGTCACTGAAAAATAAAGACTGGAAAGACGCGTTGCTTGAGCGCGTAAAGAAAAAGATGGAGGGCGCGACGACCCAAAACAGTCGGATCGTACGCGCTTTTGATTTGGTGAAAGATTAAGTAAAAAACCCGTTACGCCTGGACATGCGCCAGGCATCGTATAGCTTTCCTGGTGACATCGTAGACTGCGTACGTTTGTCAGCCAAGTTACGTGTCACCGACTGCTCGTTTTCCTCGTCGTTCTCTGAGTTGCTAGTTAGCGCAGGACGCGGAGCCATTAGATAATCAGCCCAACTTGTCCCACTATTCGTACCCACATCAACACCCGACTGCATCTCCTGTCGGTTAGCTTGCAACTGAGCGACTTGCGCTTTTAGCCCTTGTACTCTTGCGACCAAATCCTCTCGCGTTGCTGGCTTCTCTGAGGGCGCTGGCTGCTCTGAGGTCGATGGTTGGGCTGAAGTTACTGGCTGCGCTGAAGTTACTGGTCGCACTGAGGTTGTACCCGAAGCCGCGCTAGTGTTCCGCGCTTGCGCGTTACGCGAAACAGGTCGCCCCTCAACAAATGAGCCTTCTGCATCTACGTAACCCAAAGTACGTGGAGCTAAAGATTTCCCATCGCTATTAAAGCTCTGACCGTACGCGGAGCCATCTTCATTCCCCCTGATTGTTTCGTACGTCCCATCTGGGCGGATAGTCGTAAGCTCGCTACCATAGTTAGTGCGTATGGTGTACGGCTGATTGTTCGCCTCGGCAAGCATCTGGGACATTGTTATGGTCGCACTGTCGCCTGCCCTTGACGTGGTCGGCGGCGACTTTCGCATCGTACCGTCGGGCGCTATGACGATCTTTTGATAACGCTTCTGACCCGTTATTGGGTCAGGCCCAAGGTCAACTGTTTTGAACATAAAATCTTTAGCTGACATTGGCTCGTTGTCAGCAACGCTATTAATGGCGCTACTCTCTTGAGGATCAGGAACTCTAGTAATCCCAGTCGTCGTTATATTGTAAAGCTCATCGCCAACGTACATTTGGTTCGAATTTCCAAGCGCAGCCATAAAAAATCCTCTCGAAGTTTCGTACATACTACGAAAGATCGAAGGGATATGTCGTCCTCTCTTTTCTGTATATACATACGTGTATATGGGGGCACCCGAGAAGGCCCAAGAAAATGGGGCGCTCAGTGACCAACTGAACGCCCCGATAAAAATACTGTCCCTTACACAACCACGGTTGGGTTGAGTTGTTCCATGCGACGTCCGTAAACGAGAGACGTGTGCGCTTTTCCTTCGGTGTTGTGAGTTGTGTATCTGGCTTCCACCAGTTTACCCGCCCGAGCAAGAACGTCACAACGACTTTGGACTTTGGTGTAGCATCCGTGTTGCACCTCGTTCATAGCCGAAAGAGGGATAGGATTTATCGAGAGGACAGACCACAAGACGTCAACGAAACCCATCGGATCTACATCCAAAGTTTCTAAAATCATGTCGTCTAAATCGGAGTTGTCCATGTTTAGCAGAATAGTAAACATTTGATCGCGCATTGTACGCAGACTGGGTGTGGCAGTCACAGGCTCGACAACCTTTTCGGGTTGTGTCGTTGTGACAACCTCTTCGACAAATTCTTCTGCCGCGTAATCGTCTTGCTCGACTACCTCTTCACCATCGTCCTCAACAAGAACTGTGTTCTCATGATCTTGATGTAGGCGCACTGCTATCCAACGCGCAATGTCTTGACGCTCTGGATAGTTAGGGCGCAAAGTTGCTTGGTATTTGTCTCCTTCGCGTACGTCACAGGCTTCTGCCATCGCGACTGAGATGTAACAATTCTCGCCATCATCTGTAAGAGAATAAGCGGAACCAATACGTGTTACGTTTGTGACTTCGATAACTTTTGATGTGTATGTAATCATCATTCTTAACCCAATTAAGTGTGTGCAACGCAATAGTTGCGGTGATGTTTGAACCAAGAGTTGTGCACTCTTGGGCTGCTCAATGAACACCGAAAGTTAAGAGAAGATTTTAGGGAAACCCTTAGCAGGGGAGCGCCTTCGACCGCTCGGCCACGTTTCCGTGGACGGATGTAAACGCTAGGCGATTGATATGCAAGAGAGTTATTCATCTTTCTTATTGCTTAACTTTCGGTGTGTACTCAAGTTGTGTGGCTGACCCTATGCAAGGGACATCACGGCTGCTTTATGATCCGCGAAAGTTGTGTTCATGTAACGCATAACCATCTTTAGATCACTGTGCCCAAGTAGATCGGCGATCACTTTGGGCGGTACTCCGTTACGCGCAAGGCGCGTAGCGAATGTGTGGCGTAGGGCGTAAGGCGACTTGGTGATGCCAAGTTTGTCTGTGACTTTACGCCAATGGTATCCGATCTGTTTGTTCGTTTCGAAAGGGCGACCTTCGAGTAAGAACGGATACGTGTGCGGCGGCGGATCACTCCGTGGGATTGTTGCGAGGGCACTATCGTTGAGGGGCACCCGACGCTCCCTAAGTTCTCCGTCTGCGCCCTTGTACGAACCGAGGACTACAGTGTTGTTACTGAAGTCTACGTTGTCGTAGGTCAGACGCATCGCCTCAATCGGACGCGCACCAGTATGTAAGAGGAAGTTGCAAAGGCGTCGGATGTCAGGGTGCAAGTCGGGAAAGATTGCGTCGATCTCTTCTTGCGATAACGTATCCGTTTTGTGTTTACCTTCGCGCGGCTTCTTCAGTTTAATGGTGTCGCGTAACCCGAGGGATGCGGCAAAGTTTAGTACGCCTTGGAGTTGGTTAAGGTCACGCCGTATGGTTGAGTTGGCGTTGCCTTTGTTGACGTGCTTCTCCTCGACATATTCTTCGATGTCGTTCAAGTCGATCTTGTTGACTTGGTAATCTCCGAAATAATCTACGAGACGCATGACGTACTCCTGTGTGGACTTGCTGCTCCCCGTATGGGGCGACTTGAGATAGCGACGAGCGACTGAACGGAATTTGTTTTGTGCTCCGTGTATGGATTTCTGTCCGAGCTTAATGTGACCCGCTAGAACTTTGGCTTCGTACTCCGCTGCTAATTGTTTTGCGTGTACGTAGTCGGCTGTACCCAGTGAGTGTCGGACGCGAAAGCCTTGCCAGTTACCTGTCGCGTAATAGAATTTGCCACCGCTGCGCTTCTTTACTTTGAAGAGTGGCACTTATGATTACTCCTTTCTGTATAAGTTTTCGTATGGGTCAGGCACGTTAGGATCGTACGTTCGTGCCCAGTCTATTGGTAGGCCGCCCGAACTTCGGGCATATTCGGTAGGGTCTACGCGTTCGAGAATGTCGTGCATGACGAGAGCAGCTTGCCCTCTAGTCTTTGTGCCGACCTTCTTACATACGGCCCTTACATGTAGCTTAACAGTATTCTCTGCAATATTTAGGACGTCCCCAATATTTTTATTCGCCCATCCTTCGATAAGGAGTTGTGCAGTTACGTGTTGTTTGGCAGTCATAGTTCGGAGCAAAGAGAGTTCGGCGGGGGAAACGGAAGTAACAGCGTCCGTCGTAACCGTAGCATCTTTACCCTGCTGTAGTAAAAGGTTTGTGATAATGTCGAGCTTGGCTTCAAGGCGAGCAAGCTCGAAACGTAAGTTCTGATTTGTACTAGACATAGTATCATTTTGACCTGTGATAGTTGATAGTTGATAAGGCCCATTGTTCTGTGGGCTATCATGAATGTAGTGTTTATGATACATCTATGTCAACACCTTTCGTTTAGGAAAGGCTCCCCCCGTTGCGTAAGCTATTGATTACGCATGATTAAAAATTGAAATTAGTTAGTCTAGTGGCAGTGACACATAACTTAATTTGAAGTTATGAAGATGGAAGTGACCATCAACTTGTCACTGCTTGGATACCTCTGATGGCAAGGGTTGTTGAAGCAAAGTCTATCTCGTTTGAGAAAGCCCTTACTCTTTCGGCGTACATTTCCCAGCAATCTAAGAGAAGTGGGCGTGCTTCTATCCACCGATAGTTTTGTGGGCAACGTCGAAAGGTAATGTAGTCCTCCCCTTCGCAATCTGCTGCAATCTTTTCGGCAGCATTGCGTGATATGCCCACTTGCTTGGCAGTGCCCAAAACTGTGGCGAAGTTTTTTGTGTAGTGATTACGACAGACCGTGAGGCCAAATGCACGACGGTTACTGGATGATAAGAAGTACCGACGACAGCGTAACGCATTGTCGTCAAGCCCTTCGGTAGTGTTAGAGACAAACATCTCATATTCGAGTTGAGCTAGTTGCTCTGCATACCTTTTCTTTAGTTTTTGTTCCATATGTAGAACAATAAACTTGCGTACACTGGGGGGAAGATGTCTACTTGCAGACCTTTTGGTGTGTCTCGTTATGGATGAGTACATCCAGCAATAGATTTTTATCCTGGTGCAGAAGATAATCGACCGTATCCTGGTTGTCGAAGTACATAGGCGAGGCTAGGTCGCAGTAGGTATC